AAATAGCTGTTAATAAGTTTTCAATGCCTACGCCTGCAACTACAGGCTATGATACTTATATGTTATTAGACATTAAGTGTAGACCGGTTACATTGAAAACAGGGACAAATACATCCGTAGTTAGTAATCAGTTAGTTGATAGTACTGCTTTATTTACTACTTATGACATCTCAGCAGGTGACGTTGTTACCAATATTACAACAGGTTTAGTTTCTGCGGTATCATCTGTAGTTAGTAATACGGTATTAGCATTAGACTCAAATATATTTTTAGCTTCAGGAAACTCTTATGGAGTTTTTTCTTCGTCTACTAATGTTCAAGCGGAAAAAGTAATTAACAATAAACTTACGTTGTTGGTTAATTCAAATTTAACGCAACCAACAAATGAGTTCCCTGTTTACGCATTACAAGGCTCAGAATTGACCTTCTATCCTACAACGATAAGTAATAAGGGGCAGGTGCAAGGAACTTATTTTAGGTATCCTAAAGTTCCAAAATGGACATATATAACACTTACTAATGGTGAACCCGTGTTTGACCAATCTCAAAATGATTATCAAGACTTTGAACTGCCTCCTGAAGATGAATATAAGTTAATTACAAGGATTCTTCAGTATTGTGGTGTATCTATTCGTGAGACTGAGGTTACGCAATTTAGTATGGCTAAAGAACAACAAGAACAAAATCCATAAAAATTTAAGATATGGCATATATATCACAATATCAATATTATGAGAATGGAGGTGTAGTACCTGAGGACGCCAATTGGGGGTCTTATCAATTCATTAGCCTAACTGACATAGTCAATAACTTTTTATTGATGTATGCAGGAAACCATTCTTTAGTTAATAACGAAGAACGTTATAAAATATTATTTCACGCAAAGCGTGCTATTCAGGAATTAAACTATGATGCTTTTAAAGAAATTAAAGTATTAGAGTTGACTGTTCCTGACACATTAAGATTTATTTTACCTTCTGACTATGTCAATTGGGTTCGTGTATCTTTATACAAAGATGGTTGGCTTAGACCTTTAACTGAGAATATTCAAACGCTTTCATCCAAGGCTTATCTTCAAGACAATACGGGAAGAATTTTGTTTGACCAATATGGAAACGCATTATCTCCTCAATACTCAACAATCGACTTGGAGAGATTAGCTAGAACAAAGAAGAGTATTTATCTTAACCAAGGAAATCAATTTAATGGTCAGTTAGGATGGAACTATGATGGGATGTGGTACTTTGAAGCAAATGTAGGAGCTGCGTATGGTTTAAATACAGAGACAGCAAATTTCAATCCAACTTTTAATATTGATAGAAAGTCAGGAGTTATTAACTTTGACTCATCGATGTCAAGTTTATCTTGTATTCTTGAGTATGTGTCTGATGGTATGGAGCAGGGAGACAACTCTTTGATTACAGTGAACAAGATGTTTGAAGCGTATGTTTATGCAGCCATTGAGTATGAGATACTTAGTTCAAAACTTGGTGTTCAAGAATATATTGTTCTTCGTTCTCGTAAAAAAAGAAAGGCTTTATTAAGTAATGCTAAAATAAGAATCAGTAACATTCATCCCGGTAGACTCTTAATGAATATGAGAGGTATGGACAAGCAAATAAAATAAAATGGCAAATTTTACAAGAAACTTTATAGCAGGTAGAATGAACAAGGTAGTAGACCAACGTTTACTTCCTGAGGGTGAGTATGTTGACGCTATGAATATTAGGATGGGTTCAACCGAGAACGCTGAGATGGGAGTAGTAGAGAATACAAAGGGAAACCTTTCTCTTACTACATTAAAATATAATGGAACATCTCTTAGTTCATCAGCAAGATGTATCGGTGCGATTGAGGATAGTGCAAATGAAACCATATATTGGTTTGTTCACGACTCAGCTTTCCCTGTAGGTGCTACAGGTAAACTTGACCTAATTGTTTCTTTTAACGTTTTCACCAACATATTAACCTATCACGTAATAAGCATTAACAATGGTGCAAACGTTAATACTGTGTTAAACTTTAACCCAAGTTATTTAATTACGGGTATCAATATATTAAACGACTTATTATTCTTTACGGATGACTACAATGCACCTAGGTTTATAAATACCAATAGAAATTACGCCAACCCCGTATCTAATATAGACCAATTTACAGCAGAGTCTTTGCTTGTAATTAAAAAACCACCCACCCAATCACCTGCAGTACAACCTATTGTAACTAATGGGCAAGAAAACTTTTTAACTACAAGATTTATTTGTTTTGGTTATAGGTACAGATATATTGACGGAGAGTATAGTGCTACATCTCAGTGGTCTCAACCTGCTTTTGTACCTAATGTGTTTAGTTTTAGTACTGAAAGTTTTTTAAACGAGGGGATGACCAACTTTTGTAACTCTGCAATAATCACATACAACTCAGGAAGTTCTCTTGTAGTTGGTGTTGACTTGCTATTTAAAAGAGCAGATGGCACTGTTATAAAAGTTATTGAGAAACTTGATAAGTCTGATTTAGGTCTTGCAAATAATACCGACTACCAATACACATTTACTAATAGCAAGATATTTACAATACTATCCGAGTCTGAATTATTGAGATTGTACGACAACGTACCTCGATATGCTAAGGCTCAGACTATTATGGGAAATAGATTAATGTATGGTAATTACATAGAAGAATATGACTTAGTTGACCAATATGGTGTACCGGTTAAGTTTGAGTATAGTACTGACTTGGTGTCTTTACCTATCGGCAATTCTAGTATAAATGATGCTACGTCAGAAGGAAATTATAATATTAACGGAAGCGTAGCTGTTCAAGATGCTATTGTTTCTTTTAATTTAACGGGTAAAAGTTTGGTTGCAGGTTCTTCTATTAATTTAGAAGTAACAATTGAGCACTCTCAGTTTTCAGGTCAAACTCCATTCCCTACACAAGAAACTACTGACGTAGGCTTAAATTTCGCATTTATTTTGTCTACAACATATACATCCGTATATGCATTAGCAACAAGTGTTGAATTTCAAAATGTTGTAGGTACATCGGCAAACATTCAACCATTTGCAACTGCTTGTTCGGGAACAACATTTACTGACTCAGTAAATTGCTTGTTACCTGATAGTTTAGATGCTTATACAGCTATAGGAAGTGGTATAAGTGCAGTAGCACAACCTGTTGCAATTATAACAAGCCCTAGTAGCAGTTGGATTGGACTACAATTTATTGCTCAAAAATATGTTGACAATACAGTTACACCTACGCAAACATTTTATGAGTACTATCAAGTGGTTTCAGCACAAGCAAGTTTTCAAGAAATAGCTAACCCTCAAAGTTTACATAGCAATAGAGACTACGAGGTAGGCATCGTATATATGGATGAGTTTAATAGAGCATCAACCGCTCTTGTAAGCCCTAATAATACAGAGCACGTTCCTTGTGGATTGTCTGCATTTAAAAATTCAATTAAAGTAACAATACCTGCTACTCAAAAACCTCCGGGATGGGCTACTAGGTATAAGTTTGTAATAAAACCCGACCAAGAGAATTATGAGACAATTTATTGTAGCATATTCTTCCAAGACCCTTTAACCAACAATGCATACTTTTTATTAGAAGGAGAGAATGCAAGAAAAATAGAAGCGGGAGATAGGTTAATTGTGAAAGCTGATTCAAGTGGACCAACATCATCTTGCGTATATGCAACTGTTCTTGAGAAATCTTCTCAAGCGTCAGACTTTCTTGAAATACCAACTGAATTAGACCCTGCTGTTTTTATACCAATTCCTGCGGGAGTTTATATGAAAATAAACCCAAATAGCTTTAATACAGTTCAAGATGAATATGCCATTATTGCTCCGGGTAAAATAACAGTAACAGCACCAAGAAGTAATCCGGGTACATTCCCTATTTTAAATTACCCAATGAATACTTATGATGCAGCTACAACTGCTTGGGTTGATTATACTGTTCCTGCAGGAAGTAGAATTGTATTTAGCATAAAACAATTTAGAGGTGGTAGCGGATGTCAATGTGAGGAAAGAACAAATACTTTAGAAAAAACATTTATTTCTTCAAGTACATATGATAATATGTATGATTGGTTTGTTGGGGATAATATAGAGCAATTTTTAGATGATGGTACTAGATATGCTTCTTGTGGAGATGCTATACCTGAAAATACATTTGTTTCGGGTACAGGAAATCCTGTAGTTCCTACTAATAGTGGAATTAATTATTATCAATTTTATAGGGACCCGGTAACTCTTGAATTATATTTAATGATTACAGGAACAATAAGTTGTCCGGGTTTTAATTTTCCTA